TTCGTCTGCAATCGTTGAGATATTATTCAAAGGTTCTATCATCTTGTCAACATCTTCCATTAGTTCTCGCCACCCTTGGGTAGCCATCATGGAAAATCTCTCTTCATAATAGGTTTGAAGTTCTGGATTCATTGTTTGGTCATTTGTTTTTCAACAATCTTAGCCTTATTTTTAATATCAGCCTCTTTTAGCATCAATTCAGCAATCTTGACCCGTTTATCAAACTCTCGTGAAGCCAAAGCATCGTCATTAGGAAGGTTCTTGGTGTTAGCCGCCATGCTCTTAGCCTGTAATTCAATAGGCATCAACTGAGCTTCAGTCAAAAACTTCTGAGCCTCTGCTTTATTTTGCTCTGCCTGTGAGGTTTGGACAGCAATCTGTGCTTGTGCTAGTTGCATAGCCAATTGTTGTTGCATTTGCTGTGCTTGTTGGGCTTGTGGATCAGCCTGAGACATCTTATCTAGCATCTCAATCAACTCAAACCTGTTTGACAAGGAAGAATTAGCCATGATGCCCTTCAAAATGATAGGCAAAACAGGTGTATTAGGGCCAAGAGTCTGCAAAAGGGCAATAAACTGCTGTTGCTCATGCTCTCTAGCAATAATACCGAGTGCTGCCGTAGGAATGAACTTCATGTCCACAGTAGGGTAACGCTCTGGATCAAACTGCATATAGCGGTAGGCGGCTTTGGTGATGAAGGGGATCATAAAATCCTCTTGAAAGTTCACCAATGTACGCTTGTATTTCTTAATAATCGAGGCAGTAGCCATTGAAATACCACCCTGACCAGAATCTCTTGCAACGGCAGTAACCATTCCTTGAGAGTCAAGAGTACCTGTTGCCATCAAAAGCATACGTTCAAACTCTTTGGCAGTTGTCAAATTAGAACCATCAGTATTGCCAAACTTAAACGGGAACAGAATCTCATTGGGATTGCCATTTGTCAGGATAGCTTTGCCTGGCTTTACTTCAAACTTAGCACCCCGTGGTAAACGGGTAGCATCCATAGCCATCATTGGGCTAGTTGTCAGAGCAAGTGAATCTAAGTGGCTACGAACTTGGGCATCAATAGCTTTTTGTGAGTTGTAAGCCTTCTCAACAGTACCACGACCCAACAAGCGATTAGGAACTGTATCATCCTGATAGGCAAGAATAGGTCTATCCTTCATCATGTATGGGTTCTTTTCTGCCTTCAAAAGAACACCATCGTTGGCAATTACGACAATAGCCTCAACCAGATCGGAATACTCATCTTGAATACTGTCATCAGGAAACAGGTCTTCTACCTCAGAGCCATCATTCTCAACTTGGTCTAAATATTCTCTAGGAACTAGACCATAGTAGGTCAAAAGTTTAACTTTATCATCTTCGTACTGGGAGACTTCTTGGGTAGGCTCTAAATCCGTATCCATAGAGTCTGTACCGACTTTTACCTTGCGGTAGATACCATCTTCTTGACCTTTTACGATCTTATGGATGGAGACATACTTCTCAATAGCCACACCCATACAGTCATCAATAGATGTTCCATTGGGGTCAAATAAAAAGTTACGGGGATTAACAGGAACAATCTTGACCGCAATTCGGTCTTTTTCTACCACTCCGATAGCGGCTTGCCCAATTTGACCACGTATAGCCTGAGTAGACGGAACAAAGACTTTCTCTGTTTTGACAACAATCTCACCGATACCCGTACCATAAAGTTCAGCAAGTAGCTCAATTTGGTCAATAGACTTGCGAATCTTATCTACTTTAAAGTCTTCCATGAGTTGTGCTTTGATAGCAGCAACATCTAGGGGGCTACCATTGACATCACGAATATCATCTTGAATGTCAAAAAACTCTCCCTGACCAAAGATGGCTTCCATGATCTCGGCATGGCGTGTTTCTACGGCTTGTTGTGTGGCAGGTGTAACGATACGGCTACGCTCAGAGTCTCTTGTCTTGTCTTGGGCATCCCATTCACCATTAAAGATTCTCTCGTACTCTAACCAATCATCAAGACAGTTAACATCTCTCCAATCTCTCCAACGATCACAATGGTTAACAACAAAGTTAACTATTTCCTTGTCGGACTCGGTTGGTTCTTGATATTCCATCTTATACCCCGCTAATAATATCTACTGGTTCCCATTCCTCGGAGTCATCTTCTTCCATATACGAAGTGACAGCAAGTTGGTCAATGTAACTGAGGGAGTCAGGCAAGTCATCATGGACTCCTTGAGCAGGGAACAGGATTAACTGGTCTACAAACTCATCCCAATCTTCTTCCGAATTTAACACAATTCTGCCATGCTCGAACCTACCTTGTAAAGCCCAGATGATTCTGTCTGCTTTTTTTCTATTCCCGTGGGTCAAATCTATGATGTGAGCATAAGTGTTGTTCTTTCGCATCAAGTCCGAAAGATAGGGCAAAACAGCGTTCTTTAGCGCCCCCCTCTCTATACCAACACTCAAAGGGCGGTAGTCCCTGATAGCAATCAATATCTTAGAAGCGGTCTCTCGGATGTCCCAACGCCCATGTTCAATCTTCTCAACAAACCACTTTCCATCGTCTGTAACCTTCACTATCGAGATAGCAGACTCGTCCAGACGCTTCTTAGCATTTGCTGCTTGTTTGGCAACTTCCTCGAATCCCGCTAGGTCAACAGCAATGTAATAGCTTCCATGTTCAGGCTTTACCCCGTATTTGATCCACTCTTCCTTAAAGATGTCAGAACCCGCATTGGTGAACGAAGCCATAAACTCTTGCTTAAAAGCGAAGGAACTCAGGGTCTTTTTAGCGGAATCTATCTCTGCTTGGTCAATCAAGGGGTTATCAGCAGTCGTAAAGTGCCATGACTTCCAATCAGGATCATCTTCTGACTCTCCTAGTTTGAAGGTGTCATAGAACCAATTTCTCCCCTTTGGAGTGCCAATAAAGAGTGCTCTACCCCGTTTATCAGACAAACTCGCTCTTATGACCTGTTCCCATGCTTCAGGTTTTATGTCAGCAACCTCATCGAGAACGGCATAGGTCAAGCTAACGCCACGAAGAGTATCAGGTCTATCAGCACCACGGACGTAGATTCTTGCTCCGTTTATCAGGGTAATGTCTAGATTATTTACATGGGAGGACTGAATAACCTCTCTACCAAGGTCTAGCAGTAAGTCCCAGATAATCTGCCTTGATTGCCCCATAGTTGGACTCACATAAAGAACAGCAGAGCCTTGTGGACACTTGAGTCCTTCAATCAGTAGGGTAACTGCCGCCATACGGGACTTACCGCATCTACGCCCAGCAGCCACAACCTTAAACCTAGTCGTATCTTTAAATACCTCTTGTTGCCAAGGAAGTAAAGAAAAGTTCAGATCAGCCATACTTAGCCTCTACATCTTCAGGTTGTTCAGAGGTGTCAATTATTGTTGGTTCTTGCCCTAAACCAGTGATATTGATGGTTACAGCACTTCTCTGAGACTTGTCTTTCTCAAACAGGCTCACAGGAAGAGTCCTATCAAGACACATCTTCAAAGCTACCAACTGGTGAGGATGCTCATCATTAAGGGCTATCTCAATAACCTTCTGAGCCACATCTTTACCTCCACTCCTAATCATCAGCTCTTTAAGCTCCTTCAGACGTTGATGGTCTGTCTTAGGTAGTACAAGGGGTGGATTGTCAGCAAACCTCTGTATGGTCATCTTGACGCTTCCTTTTGGTCTTCCTCTTCCTCGTTTCAGAGTCGTTTCCATATTACCTTTCATTTAGCTTTTTCAGAATGGGGGCGGGTACACAAATATCTACACACAGACGCTACCCCCTCCCCCCCTGTCTTTCCATACAGCATAGGGTTTCTACCTACTCGTTTACCCTACTGTCTATCCTTACAGTACTGTCCTTATGTACAGCATAGGGTTTACCCTAAATGCGAATGATTCTTATTTAGATTGAGTGCATGAGAGACGGCGGGTTCTTTATTGGGGTACTTGTTTTAATGTTTGTCATTGTGTTTGCCTATTCATTCCCTATTGACTCTCTTATGTCATTCCTTACTAGATCACTTGAATTGGGGCTGTTAGTTGTTGCGTGACCTATATTTAAAGAACTCAATTCCATGCCTGGGCGAAACCCTTTATTGTGAGCTTCACTGTATAGGTCTAATACGTTCTCAAAACCCCTGCATAGGTTACCCTTACCAGCAGCCAATAGAATCATTCGCTGGGGGTTTGTCAGTGTTCTTTGAAAGTACTTAGTGTTAGGGGTTGAAGGCCTACCCATGATCTACCCATTAAATTAAATTGAATTAATTGTACTTTATTAGGGTTTGTCCTAATAGTTTTTTATTTTTTAGACCCGATAATTCTCATACGTTCAATCAGAACGGGTTACAAATAAGTGTTCACATCATGTATCCACAAAACGCAAAACAAGCTCTAGCGCAGCTTAAAGCTATCCCTACAATCCACCAGGACTACAGTTCTTTTAGGTTTTCTAGGTTATTCCATTACGATCACTTAGAGCTAGAAGGGTTCTCTATATCTGAGAATTGCTGGGTTACTTTATGGTCAATCCATAATCTTGAAATGTCAGAATAAGGGGAAAACCATGAAAATCAATTATTTCCCTACACTTTCCGCAGCCCTTGAATCGGAAAACCTTTCCCATG